TATGCAAGAATATATAAAAACGGAGATGTCTTAGCTCGTCACAAAGATAGATATTCTTGTGAAATATCTACTACATTAAACTTAGGTGGAGACTCATGGCCCATCTATCTTGATCCTACAGGTAAAACAGGTCAAGCAGGTATTAAAGTAGATTTAAAACCAGGTGATATGTTAATTTATTCTGGTTGTGATTTAGAGCATTGGCGAGAAGAATTTACAGGTAAAGACTGTGGACAAGTATTTTTACATTACAATAAAGCTAACTCAAAAACAGCTAAAGAAAACACATTAGATAAAAGACCTTTAATAGGCTTACCAGCCTGGTTTAAAGGATCTAAGTTGACTAAATCTAAAAAATAGTCTATAAAAAAGACTGGTACGGGGGCACCACCACACCACACCCCCGTGCTTTTAGTCTGTTAAATAAGTAATAAATTTGCTATATATGGATTTATTATGTTACAAAAGATAGGTTTTCTACCAGGTTTTAATAAACAAATTACAGAAACCACAGCTGAAGGACAATGGGTTGATGGTGATAACGTAAGGTTTAGATATGGCACACCTCAAAAAATAGGTGGGTGGTCTCAATTAGGAGAGAATAAATTAACAGGAGCTGCAAGAGCTTTATTTCATTTAGTTAATAAATCTGGAAATAAATTTTCTATCATAGGTACAAACAGAATTTTATACGCTTATACAGGAGGTGTATTCTATGACATACATCCTATTAAAACAACTACTACTCTAACAAATGCTTTTAGCACAACAAATGGTTCTGCTGTTGTTACATTAACTTTTAGTACAGATCACAATATAACTGCAAATGACATTATATTATTAGATAATTTTTCTACAATTACAGGTTCTAATTTTTCATCATCGGATTTTGATGATAAAAAATTTATGGTCACATCTGTGCCATCAGCTACTACATTAACCATTACGATGCCTTCAAATGAATCTGGTAGTGGTGCTACAACATCTGGTGGTATAAGAGTAAGACACTACTACCCAGTGGGTCCAGCAGAACAATTACCTGGTTTTGGTTGGGGATTAGGTCAATGGAGTGGTACGGTTTCAGGAGAAGCAACTACTACTTTAGTTAGTTCTATAAACGCATCTCAAACAACTGGTATTGAATTAACAGATGCTAGTCAGTTTCCAACCTCAGGTACAAACCACGTTCAGATAGGAACAGAGGAAATATCTTATACAGGTATTACATCAAATGTTTTAACTGGTGTAACAAGAGGTGTTAGAAACACTACAGCTGCTATCCATAATGCTGGAGTTACAATTACTAACTCTTCTGATTATGTAGCATGGGGTGAAGCAGCATCAGGTGACTTAGTTATAGATCCAGGTTTATGGAGCATAGATGGTTTTGGTACTAAAGTAATCGCACTTATACATAACGCACAAGTGTTTGAATGGGATGCAGATGCAACAGATGCTGTAACAAATAGAGCTACGATTATATCTGGTGCACCAACTGCATCAAGAGATATGTTAGTATCTACACCGGACCGTCACTTAGTATTTTTTGGAACAGAAACAACTATAGGAACACCAAGCACACAAGATGAAATGTTTATAAGATTCTCTGATCAAGAGGATATAAATACATATACACCTACAGCAACTAACACAGCTGGTACACAAAGGCTATCTGATGGTTCTAAAATTGTTGGAGCTGTTAGAGGTAGAGATGCAATCTACATATGGTCAGACACATCTCTATTTACGATGCGTTTCGTTGGTGCTCCATTTACTTTTGGTTTTGCACAAGTTGGAACTAACTGTGGATTGATAGGTCAAAATGCTGCGTTAGAAGTAGATGGTGCTGCATATTGGATGTCAGAAAACGGATTTTTTAAATACTCTGGTAATTTAGAAACTATGATGTGTTTAGTAGAGGATTTTGTTTATGATGATTTAAATACAACTGCGGGACAATTAGTTAACGTTGGATTAAATAATTTGTTTGGAGAAATAACTTGGTTCTATTGTACAGAAGGTTCTACTGTTATTAATAGATGTGTAACGTATAATTACATAGACTCAAGACCACAACGACCTGTTTGGACAACAGGGACTTTAGCCCGGGGAACATGGAAAGATTCTTCAGTATTTGGTTTACCACATGCAACTTCATACGATGCAAGCAGTAATGCTTCTTATGATGTTGTGGGCAACACTGATGGGTGCACAACTTATTTTGAACATGAAAAAGGAACAGATGAAGCTTTGTCTACAGGTATAAATGCAATCACCGCTAACATTTCTTCAGGAGATTTTGATATTACTCAAAGAATTGTAAGAGGAGCAATGACAAATTTAGGAGATCTTAGAGGTGACGGTGAAAACATTATGAAGATAAGAAGATTTATACCTGACTTTGTATCACAAACAGGCAACACACAAATTACTTTAAATTTAAAAAATTATCCAAATGATACAGCAGCTAGTTCATCTCTTGGTCCATTTACTATTAGTTCATCAACTAAAAAAGTAGACACTAGAGCAAGAGCTAGAGCCATATCTTTAAAAGTAGCAAACACTGCTGCTAGTCAAGATTGGAAACTAGGTACGTTTAGATTAGATATACAAGCGGATGGTAGAAGATAATGCCATTAAATACAAAAGGTAAAAAGATAATGAAATCTATGAAAAAACAATATGGTAAGAAACGTGGTGAACAAGTTTTTTATGCATCATTAAATAAGAAAAAAATTAAGGGAGTTAAAAAACGTGGCTAAAATAGTACAGATATTAACAAGACCGAGTGATGAATACTCTAAGCAAGTAGCAGATTCGCAAGTTAGAGATTTAGATGCTGTCATACAAAAATTAAATACAACATATCAACAAGATTTAAAGGATGAGGTAGAAGCACAAAACTTCTTTTTAAATTAATGGCAAATACTTTTACAAATAAAAAAGCAGATTTAACTACAACTAATTTAACCACTGTTTATACAGTTCCAACAGCTACTACAGCTATAATAAAATCTATTCTTGTGTCTGAGGACGCAGGATCTGGTACAACAATTGACGTGACTTTAGTAGATTCTTCTAGTAATATATTTAGTTTATTTAAAGCTAAAGCTGTAGGTTCAAATACAACAGTAGAATTACTGACTCAGCCTCTTGTATTAGAAGAAAGCGAAGTTTTAAAAGTCCAGGCTGCTGATGCTAATGAATTGCATGTAATTGCATCTATATTAGAAGTAAAACCAAGAGAGGTAACAACATAGTGAAAGTTATAGAACCAAAAGAAATAATAGAAACAATTAGTAATATTAAAACTGGAGAGGTATACAAAAACGATGAAGAGTGGAAATCAAAAAATGTACCTGAAGAAGATATTAGAAGAGACGTTAAGGTGATTATGCCTAGTCTTGATTTATTTGGAGAAACAAAATAATGGCAATGAGTCCGTACGATCAACAAGTATATGATGCAGGGTTTAAATTTATACCCCAAACTCAATACTTACAAAACCCATTTGTAATACCACAAGACGATACTGACACAACTGATCCTAATACTGGTATAGCCACATTACCAATAGGTAGTGGTAGAGACAACGATATCAGGAGTTATGAATCATTTACTCCTGATTTTACTAGACGTGGTGTATTTGCAGATCCAAAAGAATATGGACCAGGTGGTATGTATGAAATTAATCCTGCTGCACTAGGTTTTGAATTTGGTCCACAAGGACAAGTTATGAGAGCAGGTCCTGGAAAAGATTTACAAGGTCAATTAGGTCCAACAACTACAAATCCTCGTTTATTTGGTTCTTCATTAGATCGTGGAATAAATAGTATTGCAGGTATACCGATGAGGGATATTGCAGACATGTACGATGCAAGAATGCAAAACATACCTGGTCAAGATTTTAGAAATTTTTTAAAAAATTTTACAGGAGCACAATCTAATTTTGCAGCAGCTAGATATCTTCATGTTTCATATAATCATTATAAAAAATATGCTAAAATGTATAAAGATGATAATGATGTAAGTTTA